TACCCACCTGTTTTTTCGCCCTTGGACACTTAAACTTCGTGCCGACGTTGATAAGTAAATGATGGCGCGTGGTCGCGCAAGGTTCGTGGATCGTGGATGACACGTGTCTCGTACGAGGTACGGACGTTTTGGATAAATCTAAATATAAAAAGGTGGTCGCGGGGCTTGTATGTTTTAAGGAATTATAGGTACTATGGGATTATTAGTGATAAGTAATGGTTCGTGTGTATGAGAGTGTAGTTTTGCAACACTGACAGTTTTGACACGATTGTTTTTGGAACAGTTGGGAACAGTTTGGAATGGTGGGGAGGGTTGCGGAACATTTTGTGACCACAACCAGACTTGATGCAAGTGGGAGCGTTAGTCGCTCAATCGCGAAGAGGCCTACGGCCCTAACTTGCAGTGAAATTGGGAGGGATGTTAAAGGGCATTTGTTTAGTGTTTGTTTACGGGATTTGAGTACGGGACGTACTAGGTCTTGAACATCCTTTGGGATGCTCGCTTGATTTTGCTGAATGGTACTTGGATAGTGGCTAATGTGTGTCTCTGGCTGGCAGATCATATAGAATTGTTCACGAGCTTCCAATGTTAAGTGTGATTCCTTTAGTAAGAGGTAACGGATTTGTGCATTATTGCCTAATTTGGAGGTACGATAACGACGTAGGAATGATAAGGTAGATGTTAATGGGGTTTTACTAGGGTACCATATTATGTTCATATGATAGTACCAACTGGTTAAAGCATTTTTAAGGTCTTCTGGTGCTAACCACGTGGAGCGGTTGACATAGTCACGTAGAAGAGTTTCTTGTGTATAGACATTCATCAGCAGGGCTGTTTCGTGACTTAATTCAGGTTCTTCGATGTTAAGTAATTCATTCATGAGTTCATCGAGGGTTGTACGTGCGTTTTCAGTGGGAGGACGACGACTGCCGGACGGCCATTCGTACGTTGATAGATCAGATATTTGAGTGTATTCAGAAAAGTCGGACATTTTGAAATTTAAGTTAAATATAAATTGTGTGATAACGGTCTTTGGATAATAATTGGAAATCGGGGTCTTGATTCATCATGACAACGATGTGTGGGATTTGAGTGAGGTGTTTGGTGCGGGATTCGTATTTGGGTGACCATACGCTTCCGTCTTTTACGGCTTCGAGAAAAGAGTATTGTAGATGTTCGACCTGCTGGCGCGTTACGTTGAGAAACAAGACTCTTAAATCGGTATTGAGGGCATAAGCCATGTCTGCCTTCTTTCCGGGTTCCAGGAACTGCGCGTCTTCATGTGCGCGACAGTACTTTTTGGCGAACCAGGTCTTGCCTTGGTTGCCGACCTCGTCAACGACAAATATGATTTGACGGTCGTCGGACGGACCTGTTATTATTTTGGTGAGGGTTTCTTGCCATAAATAAAGGGGGTGATCAGGGACTTCTGGGGGATTAACGTAGAGATCAATGTATTCACGAACATATCGTGGATATCGGGCAGCAACCGATGCATGATTTTCGAGGATATCACGGGTTTGTATATTTCCTTCCTTAACGTATTGTTGAAATGCGTATAGGTCGTTTCTTTTACCAGGGAGGAGTTTCGGTTGTTCTCCGTAAGTAAAGACTTCCGTGCCGATCTTGCGATCCTTAGCTTTTGAGCAATAGATGCGGTTTTGCTGAGGGGTGCCTTTAGCCACTTCGACATGGGCTCTGTCAGAGACCAAGTTCTTAGTGAACTTGAAGCTTTGTTTAGTTTTGAAGGAGATGAAGCCTTGGAGATGAGGAGTGCCTGGCGTAGCGCTTTCCTGTCCCGGGACTTCTTGTTGATAGATGCAACTGCTGACAAGCGGTTGCAGTAGGAGAGATGCTTTAGAGAGTTTATGTATGTCTTCATCGGTATAGTTGTTTACGGTGAAACACCAGTGCTTTGCGCGAGACATATGCAGGGTCCAGAGTGCCGTCTGGGATTTGATTTTTTATGAGGTTTATCTAGGGCGAGGACCCGACAAGGCTCGGGTCCACAGGTGGGGTAATACTA